CGCACAAATATCAAAAGGATTGGTAGACAGTATGTTCTGTGACCCAGCAACAGTTATTACATGTACAAACTCAGATGCAGGCGAATTTACGATTGAAGGTAATTCAGTGTCTTACTTAAGAACTTATACAGAAGATGGAATGGAAGTAATTAGACTTACCATTGTTGCTCCAGATGGCAGTATCACTGAAATTGAAATACCGATCGGAATCGGAAGTATAGGCGGCTAATGTTTAAGAATATAGCAATTGCATTTATGTGTGTAGGCTTGTTCTCAGGTTGTGCAAGTATGGCACTGCCTGGCGATTCGAACTGTAACACTGGCTTTTTAGAATGTATAGAAGAGCCTAGAGAAGTACAACTACCAACATATAAAAAATTACGACAACTGCCACCAGCGGCAACAAGACCGATTGTAGCAGTATACAAGTTTGACGACTTAACAGGACAAAGATTGAGTACAGATGGGGCGGCTAGTTTTAGTACCGCAGTTACCCAAGGTGCAAAATCTTTATTAATAGACGCACTCAAAGCAGCAGGCGCTGATTCAGATCCTAAAGGAACCTGGTTCAGAGTAGTTGAAAGAGGGTTGGGTCTAGATAATCTTGTGAGAGAAAGACAGATAATCCGTAGCACACGTGATAGTTATGCTACGGCTGAAACTCCTCCACAGGATGTACAACCATTATTATTTGCGGGAGTGATATTAGAAGGCGGCGTCATAGGCTACGACTCTAATATTGAGACCGGTGGAAATGGTGCTCGTTACCTAGGAATAGGCACAACTAATCAATATAGAAGAGACAGCGTTGTAGTTTCTCTTAGAGCAGTTAGTGTACTTACTGGGGAAGTGATCATAAATGTACAGACATACAAAACTATTCTCAGTGTTGGCATGGGTGGTGATGTATTCAAGTTTCTTGACATGGATACAAAGTTACTCGAACTTGAGAGTGGTATGACAGAGAATGAAAGTGTAACATGGGCGGTCAGGTCAGCGATAGAAGCCGCAGTGTATGCTCTCATCGAACAAGGAGACGAAAGAGGTTTCTGGAAAATAAATTATCCGTTAGAATCGGATGACATCACACTAGGTACAGTCGACGGTACTGACACAGAAGAATTGAAAACTAACCCCTCTAACGACAAAAAGTCAGCGGAGGATAATGAGAATGATTAATCATATATGGAGAATATAATGAAGACTTTTACACGCAAAATGATTGCAGGTGTCTTCGCTACGATTTGCTTCTTATCAATGAACTTAGCTAGTGCAGATAACGAAGTTTTAATCGAACAAGTTGGTGATAACTTAACCTTAACTATCTTACAGGCTGGTTACGGTAACAGTTTATCCGGGAATACAAGTCAAAGTGCGGACTTAACACTTACAGGTGCATCGTTAATTGTAGACTTAATACAAGACGGTAACTTGAACGAGATGTTTGGTTCATGGATTGCTGACGGAGACGGCACAGCAGTTCTTGACTTTTACTTCCAAGGCGATAGTAATATTTGGGATATGAACATGGGTGCTTCAGGTAGTGCTGATTATAACGATATCTTATCAAACGTAGTAGGTTCTACGAACTTATTTGATATAGATATTGGTGGTAACGCAGCTGCTGAAAGCAACAACATGGATCTAATTATACTAGGTGACAGGAATGACTTTTCAACTAGTTTTACTAACAGCAAAGTATGGGCTGCAGGTTCTGGCAATAATGCCACCGGCACACAGACTTTATCAGGTATAGTAATAGATTCAAGTAACAATGTTTGGAACTTTGATATTACAGGTGACGACAATGCATTCGCAACAAAGCAGGCTAGTAATGACGGTAACAGCATGATTGTAGAATACGAAGGCTCTGATGGAGACTTCCAACTGATACAAAATATGACTGCTACATGCACACCAGCATGTGCAGGAGTTATCAATTTAGAAATTGATAGTGAAAATGCATCGGTTAGCGTTGTTCAGCAAGATTAAGTGGCTTTTGCTACTTAGTTGCGTTGCAACAAGTTCAATAAGTGCCGCTGAGAATATTGGCGGCATATTTGAACAATCTGGTTCAGTAGGTAAGATTTCAAGAACTACAGGCGAAACATTACAAGCAGAACTAGAAACAAATATTGTTAGCATGGACGAAGTAGAAACTGCTAACGGTAGATTAAAGATTAAATTTGTAGACGATACGCAAGTTAGTCTAACAGAAAATACATACATGGAAATTAACGAGTATGTATTTGATCCAGACCCTAATAAAAGTAAAATGGCTTTAAATTTTGTGTCAGGAACAGCAAGATTTGCCACAGGTGGATTAGGACTTGTAGCAAGAGAAAATATACAAATACAAACCCCCACAGCCAGTATTGGTATTAGGGGAACAGATTTTACTACCACAGTAGATGAACTGGGTAGAAGTTTGGTAATATTATTGCCAGACGAAGATTGTACAGACAAAGTTAAATTAGAAGAAGGCTGTGCTCCGAGTGGAAGTATAACAGTTACTAATGATGGTGGTACACAAATATTAGATGAAGCATACCAAGCAGTAATGGTAAGCACATTTGAAACTATACCAACTCCACCAGTTAAGTTAGTAAACTTAAATTTAGATATGATAGACAACATGTTCATTGTATCAGAACCAAAAGAGATTACTGTAGCACAAGAAGAACAACAGGAACAATTAAAAGGAGATGCTGGGTTATTAGATTTTGATGGATTAGACCAAGATTTTTTAGACCAAGCAGTATTAGAAGAAGATACAGATCGACAATTTGAATTTTCTGAGTTAGATATAGATTATTTAAATGTAGAGTTTTTAAACGATTTACTTGAAGTTTTAAGTGACGATATAGATGCACTTGCAGAAGAAAAACTGTCAAGTGGCTCTGGAGATAAATTAATAAGCCAACAATGGGGTCGAGACCCTACTAGTCAGTTTAATAATTTTCCAGAATACGATGGTAAGGTATTTTTTCTAAGAGAAGTTAATAATAAAATAGGAATAAAATTAGCACAAGGCTCTATGGCTCAAATTATTATTAACGATTCAGATACGGGAGAAACAGTGTTTTGCTTGAACCAGTGTGAAGGCATATACATTAAAATTACACAAAATGATTAAAAATATATTAAACAAAATAACAGGAACACATTTAGGTATACTAGTTATATTAATGTTCTTTACTGCACAGGCATGCTACGGCCAAGACAACGAAATAAATATAGATCAGACAGGTGATAACCTAACAATGGATATATTACAAGCAGGGACCGGCAATACAATTAGAAAATTAGACAACGCAAATTCAGCTGCCATTCTTAATGGCGCCACAAAAACAGTAAGCCTACAACAAAGAGGCCACAATAATGTTTTAGGTATATGGAGTAGTGGTAGTAATCAAACATTAGATGCCTACACAGAAGGTGATTACAACGCAGTATTATTAGATGCCCATGGTAATTATACTGATTTAAAAGTAGATGTAATGGGTGATAACAATTATGCTTGGTTAGAATCAGGTACTAGTAATTCTAACACTGATAATGAAATACAACTTTGGCAAGAAGGCGATGACCATTATGCTTACCTTGAAGTATTTTCTGGTAGCAATAATAGCATTGATGCTTTCCAGGGTAACGGGCAGGATGACAATTATATTAGAGCTATTATGGGTTCCGGATCAGATAACAACGATCTCAGAGTATGGCAAGGCAAACATGCCGACGGCACAACAGATTCAGACGAAGTAGGAGACCACGAAGCATACTGGACTGTGACTGGAGATAATAATTCGTTAGCAAGTTATCAAACAGATACAAACAGATCAGGCGGCGGAGCAGGACATCATTTAGCAAATATTATTACTGGCGATAGTAATAGTGTAGAGCATACACAAATGGGCAAAGCAGGACACGATGGCTTTATAGAAATAGGCGGTGATAATAACACCGTAGACTTATATCAACGAGGCAACGGTGGTGTTAAATGGGCAGACATTGTGTTAGATGGTGATGGACATAGTGTTGATGTTAACCAACGAGGCAGCAATAACGCAACAGCAACCATAGATTTAACATACGGTACTGGTGCTTACACACTTGACTTAATACAAAACATGACATCATCAGCAGGCACTTACAGCATCACAGGTATATGTTTTAACACAGCAGGGTGTTCAATAACAGTGAATGGTAGCAACTAGGAATAGGATGGCACATAACAAAGAAATAGTAGAACTAGTACCATATTCGTTTAATAAGGACTTTATATTAGTTTGTTCTATAGGCTTAAACATAGGCTTTGCAATAGGATTACTTCTAATCTAAGATAACTTGCCTTTATATAAGGTAAATACTATTGTAATATGCATGCCGCATGTTACAACAAACTAAGGAGAACCTTATGAATAGACTATTCACTATTCTAGCAGGTCTCAGTTTGGTGGTATTTTTACCGTCATGTGCATCAGTTGGTGCAGTTATTGAAGGTGGTAAAGAGTTCACAACCGGCGTAGTAGATGGATCTGTTAATGCCGTTTCGACTGTAAGTCAAGCGGTTTTAAAAGATGCTTCTAGCATAGCAACTACAGCAGCGGAAGCAGCTAGTGGTGTTATAGAAACTGTAGAACAGGAAGTCGATAAACAAACTGACGAATTGCAAGAACCAAAAAAGGACTAAGCCTTTTGTCTCCACGAAAGGAGAAGAAGGCAGATAATGAGAGCGATATAAAAATGTTAATTCAACAAATCAAAAAATATTGTTCTGAAAATCCTCAGGAGTGCGAGTAAGGTGAAAGCGGCAATGATAATAGCATCGTTGTCGCTTTTATTTTTTAGTACAAATGCCCTCAGTTTAACATTAACTCAAAAACAACTTATATACGCAGGTAATTATTGTTGCTACAGTGAAGAAACAATAAACGGCGTACTATTAGAACAGTACAAAGATATGCCTAAGCATCTCACCCACCCTAAACTTGATTTAGACTTTACATTCGAACGAGCTGATAATGTGCAATGGACAATATTTTTTACATTACAATTATTAGATGTATACACAACTAAAGAGGCATTAAAATTTGACTGTGTAGAAGAATTAAATCCCTTATTAGGCAAACGACCTTCAACAGAAGAAATAATATTTCTAAAGTTAATATTACTAGGTCCTGCATTATATTCACAATGGCGTGATATTCAAAACAACGACTTATACGCACCAAATTTTATAATGGCTCATGTGATTGCAAATAACTATGATGTGCTATCCGAAGCCAGAAATAACTGCAATAGAATACGATAAATATTGATATGAAATGGTTATACAGCGGCTGGGCCGTAGCAATATCTATAGTATTACTTACAGCTCTCAAAGTTGCTGACCCAACACCAGTTCAAAGTCTGCGTTCACAGACATTCGATTACTACCAACAATTAGATGAAGTTAAACAAAGTAACGAAGTTGTAGTAATAAACATTGGCGAAAAAAGCCTACAACAGTGGGGACAATGGCCATGGCCAAGACAGAATTTTGCACAACTAATATCAGACCTGAGAAACAAGAATGCAGGAATGATAGGGCTAACAGTGATGTTTCCGGAGACGGACCGGTTTGGAGGAGATCCAGTACTTTCCAGTTGGATGAAAGACAACGGCATAGTTTTATCCCAAACCCCATCTTCCAGAGGAGTAAAGAGTACAGGTCCGCACATTGGTACAGGAACGATAGGCCCAGTACCCGCTACCAACTACTTGCTGACATGGCCGAATCTCGTAACGAATATTGAACCACTAGAAAGTGTAGCCGCAGGTATTGGAGTAGTAGCAAGTGCTCCTCAGCCTGATAACCAAACAAGAACTTACCCACTAGCGATTGGAGTAGAGGGAAAGATATATCCTAGTTTTGCTATTGAGATGTTAAGGACTTATACACAAAAACCTAGTTACATTTTAAAGACTAGTGAAATAGGAATACAAGAGTTTGCAGTACCACCCTTTGAACCAATAGTAACAACACCAAATGGTACAGCATATATACGATTTAATAACACTTTTGAAGAACACGAATATGTAGATGCGAGTGAACTGCCTAACTTAGGCGGAAAGTTCGTTATTGTGGGTGTGAGTGCAGAAGGCGTTGCCAATCCGGTACCCACACCTAGAGGCAACGTACTACCACAGCAAATACAAGCGTCTATGCTACAGAATTTTATAGACGGGAGTAACATTACCAGATCTGAATTATCGTTGCTTACAGAGCTTCTGTGTGCGTTGTTGAGCATGATATTAATTGCTTTAGCAATATATAAGTTGCCTATATGGGCAGGATTAGTAACTACAGTCACTATTATAGGCGGAATTGTATATTATAGTGTACATTCTTATACAGCAAACTTAGTTTTATTTGATGCTACTTTTCCTGCAATAAGTGCATTCTTAATCTTTACACAGGCAAGTTTTAATAACTTTTGGATACAGTTTAAACTACGAGCAGAAATACAGAAACAATTTGCTGGATATGCCTCTCCTACAGTTGTTAGAATGTTGCAAGAAAATCCAGACTTAATTAAACAAGGTATGAAAAAAGAAGTTAGTATATGCTTCTCAGATTTGCGTGGCTTCACCCCACTAGGAGAAAGTTTTGGTGATGATGTTCAAGGACTAACAAAAATAATGAATGGTTACATGGATGCCATTACACAGCCTATACTTGATGCAGACGGAATGGTTATTAAGTATATTGGCGATGCAAGTATGCACATACACAATGCACCAATGGACGACCCAGATCATCCTGCAAGTGCTGTGAACACAGGATTACTAATGCTTAGAGCAGTAGAGGAATTCAATGATAAAATTGTTAAAGAAGGTAGACCGCCAGTTGGTATGGGTGCTGGTATTAATACTGGGCTCGGTTATATTGGGGAGATGGGCTCCACTGCCAGACATTCATATGACATACTCGGAGACGCAGTTAGTACTGCCGCGAGAATAGAAAGTAAGTGTAAGGAATATGGTTGCTTGTTGTTAGTGGGAGGAGACACTTACAAGCACACACATAATAAATTCTTTTATCTTAAAGTAGATGACCTAGCAGTAAAAGGAAAGACTGTGGGCATCGAAATATACACAGTACTTGATATTAAAGTAGGCAAGTATGCAAAAGCAAGACAAATGCACGAAGATATGCACATGCAATATCGTAAACAAAACTTTGATAAAGCAATTATATTATGTGAGCAACTACACGATGCCTTTGAAGGTAAGATGAAAGGTTATTATGATATGTGGATTGAGCGTTGCGAATTTCAAAAGACTCAAACACTGCCTAAAGATTGGGACGGTGTTTTTATTGCTACTTCTAAATAATTACTCAAACATAGAACCGTCTATATCTCTAAACACACCAGCATAGTGACGGAAGTCACTAATAGTTTGTTTAGCATGAAACAGTTCAAGCGGTATATCAGTAGAGTTTTTAACTATTGGCAAATAGTATCTAGCAATAATTTTTTCTAATCGAGTTACATCTTTTCTTAGAGCATCTTCGAGAATATTTCTAAAGCCTTTGTCTGTAAGTAATTCAGTCAGCCAGACATGATAGTCGTTCTCACTACTAAAATTTCTTTTTACTTCTCGTATCTCGTAATACAATGCCCTAACAGGATTTATGCCCGGTCTATATTTGTTCATAACATGGTCAAATATAAACGATTCATGTTCCGTTGATAAATCCTTCATCACCGCCACATACTCTTTTTTCAAAGCCATACGCAAACTTGTTATACAGTTAGTTAAAGTAGTAGCATAGTTACTCTTTAAGTGATCTGCAATTAGTTTGTGTTTGGGTGTTAGTTTATCGTAGTAGGCATCAAATATTTCATCTAAATCATATGCCCCGTTCAACAGTAGGTGTGGTAAGGTTTCTGTGCGACTATAATTATCAAGTTCGCTTTGTATCCGTAGAACTTCGAAGTTTATTACCTCGCCTTTCATGTTATATATTTATCAGGAATTTACTTCTAGGATTGTGTGAATTTTTTCTGCACCTTTGTTGTTAACAAGAGTAACCTTTGCTCCTGTGTGCAACGGAGAAGGCCACCAATCAATATCAACCCAGCAGTAACCTGCACTCTCGTTATTTAATATAGGTGAAAATTCTTTGTCTACTACATATATGAAACTGTAGTAAAAAAACTTTTTATCTTTACTTTGGAATACATCGATAGGATTTAATTTTTGAAGTTCTGGAACGAACCCAATTTCTTCTTTTAACTCTCGTTGGATACAAGCATATGGCGTTTCGGCTTTGTGCATGGTGCCTCCCCAGAAACCCCATGTGTTTTTAAATCTCTTTTCAGCCTTTCTTAATTGAAAAAGACATCTTCCTGTGTCTTTAGCAAGAAATAAAACTCCTGCTGCTGTAGTCATTTATTTTCCTCTTAAAGCAACAAACGCCAAAAGGTTGCATTGTAAACACCTTCGTGACTGCTAGTCCAAGAACCATTGGACCATTTATATTGCTTATTTGTGTATGTGTTTGTTGTATATTGTAAAGTATTAATGTTACTAGCATTAAAAGATACTACCCATTTTGTACCATCATATTCTATGATATCATTTTCATTAGCCTCAATATCCCAATTAGGATATCCTGACTTTGTAAGTGTTTCTGTTATTAAATATCTTTGTCCTGTTTCTGCTGATGCTAAACTGCCATCGCTTGGGTACGATGTTCTAGGATCTAATATTTTATCTACATTATCTAATGTATCTGCTGGAAGTGTTTCTGGGTCAATATTAAATATTAATTTTGTTGGGTCAATTGTGTTATATGATACACTTCCTATAACAGCATCTAAATCATTATCGCTGTCATTAGTTAAGTTTAATTTAAGTTTAGATGTTGCTGTTAACTCGCCTTGCATCTCTATTAAGTCAGCCCAACGAACTCCGTTGTATGCACTATCTAACAATACCGCACTAGCACCGTCAATTTGTAATTTGTAATCACCTGGTGTTGTAACAATTTCAGCAGTGTCTGGTACCTGTGCAAAAAAGTCTGCTAAGTCTGAATCAAACCCTAAACTATCTATATCGTTTGTTTCGTGTAAGTCAGTTACTATTTGTTGTATAATAGTTTGCTTCTTAACTTTAGCAGGTGGACTAAGCCAAATAGGTATTGCAAAACTCATTGTTGCAACATCAATTGATTCGTCAACGCCTTGCGGTATACTTCTACTGCTCCACTGCACATCAGTTAATTCAAGTTCAAATATATTAGTCCAATCTAATGGATTATTGTTTGATTGTAACTGTATAGTAGGATTGAATAATATCATTAACTGCTCTAATATTTGCAGTTTAGTATCAGTGTTGGTTGTCCATATATCTACTTGTAATGTTAAATTATACGGTACAGGCATATATCGCTGTACAGTGTACAAGTTTCCTTGCCCTGATTCATATTGTCCTGTAGCAGTATTAAATTCTCGTTCAGCAACCTGTGAAGTTTTCACAAAGTTAGGCTCCATGATTCTATCTCTAGCAACCTGTAAACTCTGTATACTACATGCTATAAAAGGCGCACTAGCAACAACATTCTCTGAGTTATTGCGTAGTATTTGTGCAACCATTCTACTTTGATCTGCATAACGGCAAGGCACAGTATTGTAGTGTACACCATTAGATGTATTTTCTGCTACTTGAAAATGTGAAAAGACTCTGATAAGTTGTTGCAAGTATCTTTTAACTTGGCCATCGTACCAGTAATCTAAGTTTTTCTTTGCCATTATATGTTACCTTTGTTATCCAAAGTCCTTGAGCATCTTTTTGATTTCTAAAGCATGTTGCTCTTCCATGCCAATTTGACCTCTAGCATATTCTTCTAACATAATACTCGCATCAGCAACTTCATTTAATAGTTCCTTGTACTTGCTGACAGCATTCATTTCGTGTTCTAAACTTTCGGTGAGTATTTGTAATACACTGTGGTCGTGATTCTCTTCAATTTTAGAAATCTTTTGGCTTGGATGACCTTCGAATCCTGTTATAAATTCGCCTGCTTGTAATGCATGTTGTAAACTTTCATTTGCTTGTTCTTGCAAAAAAGTTACAATAGGTAATCTATATGGTCCAGTAATCATCAATGAACTGTGTGCGTATCTTACAACACCAGCCATTTCTAGTTCTACTATTTCATTTAATAATTCGCAAACTCGTTGCTCATTAAGTTCTCTCATCTCTTCCATAATGCCTTATACTTGTTCTAATCTTACCATTAGTCTTTCAGCACGGTTAGTTACCTGTTTGTGCCAACGGCTATCTCTGCCTTCTATTCCTGCTTGTTTCCAATCCTGAGCTTCTAGTGCTTTACGGAAGTTTTGAAACTTGCCTAAACGAGTACGACCCATATTGAACATCATGTTCACTAAGATCTCTTGCACTTCTCCTGGCCATTCATTGAACTGTTCTCCATATAAAGCAACACACTCACTAATTGAGGTGTCAAGGTCACGTTCAAAGCAGTCTCTAACTCTGTCTTCTGAGACAGGTGTTCCGACTTCTTGTCCAAACTCTGGATCTGATTCGAGGACCAGGTGGCCAACTCCGAAAGTTGGGTAGCCCAAATGGTCTTTATAAATTTCATAAACAACTCCT